TCTACAAAATCAAAGTTACAAGCTCACAGATATTAAAAATATCTTAGATGCTCTTAAGCCTAAAGAGCTTATTGATCAAACTAACCTCAATTTGGCTTTGGCTAAAATTGCAGAAATGATACGTTTGCTAGGTTTAGCTAACGCTCAATCAAAAATGCCAGTTGTGACAAGCGGCTCACTAGGGTCAGGTATCCCAGTAGGCGATTATATTGAGCCTGTATCTAAAGATGTAGCAGCTAAAGCCTCAGTATCGGCAATCCTAGAGTATGCGGATGCGGCTACCGCACGGGCTAATGCCTTTGCAGACCTGCTAGATCAGCAAAACGCAGCTGATGAGGCGGCCTTACAGCTGTATATGGCTAAGTTAGGTTTGACTCGTGATACAAGCGGCGCGCTTCAATCCTTCCGTGCAAGTGAGTCAGCCAGCAAAGTAACGGTAGAGGTCATAGATCGTACAAGTGGACTTATTGAGGTTGTACAAAATGCCGTACAGCAAAATAATAGGTTTGGCAATAACCTCAGTTATGCAGGGGCTATATGACAATCCCAGTAATTAACGCCGTTATTAACTTTAGTACGGGGCCTAGCTTTGCTCAAGCTATGATTTTAGACAGCGGTATCTTAGGTACCAATATTTTGGCAGATAGCGCATCAGTTATTGTTGATGTTTCAAACGTAGTTGACAGCATACAAACTATGCGTGGGCGCAATCCACAGGCTGATCAGTTTCAAACAGGTACGCTCAGTATGCGCATTGTGGATCAAAACGGCGATTTCAACCCTCAAAACCCAGCCAGCCCATATTACACCTTGTTGACACCTATGCGTAAGGTACAGATTACGGCTACCTATGGAGCAACCACTTACCCTATTTTTGCAGGTTTTATCACAACCTATACAACCACTACACCTAAAAATGCCAATGACGTTGTGTACACAACTATTACAGCTGTGGATGCTTTTAGGCTTGCCCAAAACGCTCAGATTAGCACCGTAACAGGGGCGGCAGCTGGCCAATTATCAGGCACCCGCATTAATCAGATTTTGGATCAAATTGGCTGGCCTGCAACTATGCGTGACGTAGATACAGGTTTGACTACGCTGCAAAATGACCCAGGCACAGCCCGTACAAGCCTTGCAGCTATGCAAACGGTAGAGACAAGTGAGTACGGCGCACTTTATGTAGATGCGGCGGGCTCGTTTGTTTTTCAAGATAGGGCTGTGACGGCTGGCAGCACGGGCAAAGCTTCTGTTTTATTTAACGATAACGGTACAAATATTGGCTACTATGATGCCGTTTGGCGCCTTGATGATACTTTGGTTTACAACTCCGCCTCTATTACACGCACAGGCGGCGCAGCTCAAACGGCTACTAATCAAGCCAGTATAGATAAGTATTTTATTCACAGTTACAATCAACAAGACCTTTTGATGCAAACTGATGCCGTAGCCCTGGATTACGCTCGTGCCTATGTTGCTTCACGCGCTGAAACCTCTATCCGCTGTGATGCTATTAAGCTAGATTTATATACAAACAATTACAACGCTGGCATTATCGCAGCTTTGAGCCTGGATTATTTTGACCCAGTAACAATCACAACTAATCAACCTGGCGGCTCAACTCTTACCAAAACTTTGCAGGTGTTTGGCGTGGCACAAACCATTACCCCTAACAGCTGGAAAACAACACTCACCACTTTAGAGCCAATTATTGACGGCTTTATATTAAACTCAAACCTGTACGGCTTGCTTGACAGCGGCGTATTGGCCTATTAAGGAGCAAAATTATGGCAGCTGGATTAGGTTTTAAAACCTTTACAACTGGCGAGGTATTAACGGCAGCTGATACTAACGGCTACCTGATGCAAGGTATTAACGTGTTTGCTAACTCAGCTGCTCGCGCTGCCGCAATTACCTCACCACAAGAGGGGCAATACTCATATCTTAAAGACACAAACGCCCTAGAGTATTATGACGGTGCTGCCTGGGTTGGCGCACCTGTTGGCGATATTACGGCTGTTACAGCTGGCAAGGGCCTAACTGGCGGTGGCTCCTCAGGTGACGTAACGGTATCTTTAGCCACAACAGCTAAGGGTGATTTAGTAGCTGGATCAGGTGCCTCTACCGCTGCTGTTTTAACTGTAGGCAACAACGGCGAGACACTCGTAGCAGATAGTTCCACTTCAACAGGCTTGCGTTATCAAGGCACAATTGCAGCGGGTCGCAACTTTGTAATTAACGGCGCTATGGACGTTTGGCAGCGTGGAACATCTGGACTTGGTACTTCAACAGGTGCATACACCGCAGATCGTTGGGTGCTTGGTTCATCATCGACAACAGTAACACGCGATACAGATGTACCGACTTCTCCTTACTTCCAGTATTCATTAAAGATGGTTGGAACAGGCGATAACTCAATCATCCAAAAAGTTGAGGCTTCTAACTCAACTCTCTTGGCTGGACAGACAGTTACCTTTTCTTTCTATGCTAAGCGCACAAGCGGTACAGGTGCTTTAGATGTTCGTTTTTACTATCCATCTGCGACAGACAATTTTGCATCTAACACTCAGATTGGAAGCACAGTCGTAGTTTCTGCAAGCCCATCATCATCTTGGACACGCTACTCAGTAACGGCTGCAATCGGTACAAACATCACAACAGGTTTGCAAATCCTAATCAATAACACAGGTGCAGCAACTACATTTATCACAGGCGCACAGTTAGAACTTGGAAGCGTAGCCACACAATTCTCACGCGCTGGCGGAACAATTCAAGGAGAATTAGCCGCTTGCCAGAGGTATTACTACCGCAATGGAACAGGTGCAGGTTACCAACCAATGGGATTTGGTTTAGCATCATCAAGCACAAACGGAATGATTATGATTAACTTTCCAGTTCCAATGCGTACATCACCAACAAGCATCGAGTTTTCGACATTACAGGTTAATGACACCACAGTCGGAACAGCAGTTTCAGCCGTTGCTTATTCAGGTTCAGAATACGGAACAATGTCAGCAGTTATTAATGCGACAACTTCAGGAATGACAACATACAGACCAGTAAAGTTAATTGCTAGCAATTCAACAACAGGCTATCTCGGATTTAGTGCGGAGTTGTAAAATGGAAAACATCACTTATTTTGAGTCACTAGACACAAACACAGGCGAAGCGACAGATTGGGTTTTAATTGACCGAGGCAACGGGGAGTTCACCTCAATGCTAAAATCAACCTATGACGCTATGCAAGCGGAACAATCCACACCGAACCTAGCGGCTAATGCTGACTAGTTACAACGGTTGGCCAGCATCAAAGGATCAAGCTGAGATAGGCATAAAGTCTTATCCTGTGCCTGGAAGCACTATTAAGCTACGTTGTGCCGAAAAGGTTGCACCGTTGCTTGTAGGTTTTGCCGCTGAGTTTCATAACCTAATTGAGCCTATTGATCAAGGCGCGCTGGATGATTGGGGCTACTGTTTCCGTATGGTACGCGGTACAACTGACAAGCTTAGTAACCACAGCTCAGGTACAGCTATAGACCTTAATGCGACACAGCACCCTTTAGGCAAAATTGGGACGTTTGAGCCAGGCAAGGTACCTATGATCCAGGCACTAGCTAAAAAATATGGCTTGACTTGGGGCGGCGATTATAAAAATAGAAAAGATGAAATGCATTTTGAGGTAGCTATTAAACCTGAAAAGGTAGAGGCTTTTATTAAAAAATTGGAGCAAACAAATGCCAACTAGCGCACAAGTTAGTGTTAACTCAACACCTACAATATTGGCTGCGGCCACAGGTTTTGATCAAACGGTATGGCTGCACAACTCAGGCGGCGGTGTTGTTTATATTGGAGCTGCCAACGTAAGTACAACTAACGGCTACAAACTAGATAATGGCGATAAAATGGAGTTGCCCGTAGGAGATCACGAGGCGCTGTACGGCGTAACCGCATCAGGTACTAATACTGTGTGCGTACTTACACAAATAAACTAAGGGCATTACAGGAGCTAATTAAATGAAAGAGCAAGCAATTGCAGCTGCTAAGTCTTACGCGCGTGCCGCTTTGGCAAGCGTGGCAGCTTTGTATATGTCAGGTATCACAGACCCTAAAGTATTGGCTAATGCCTTTATTGCTGGCTTAATTGGGCCATTACTAAAGGCGTTACAGCCCTCAGAAAAGCAATTAGGCGTAGGGGCTAAGTAATGGAACAGGCTCAGCTGCTAGTTGGTATTGCTTTAGGTAGTTTTACCATTTTGGGGCTAGCAGCTGGGCTTATACGCCACTTGGTTAAGTTTTACCTGGCTGAGTTAAAGCCTGACGGTAACGGCGGCCATAACCTGAGGGGCCGCGTTGACCGTATTGAACAGCGTGTGGATAAGATTTACGAGATGCTTTTAGAGGATCGCTTAGCTAAATAGGGCGTGTCTTATTGCCTTTTGTCAGCTTTTACCCTCATACTTTTGTTACACACGCTGAGAGGGCTACTCAGGTTGGTAGCTT